ATGAATACAGCTATAACTTTTTCTAACGAGTCACCAAAAGTCTTTTTCAAAGATGGTCGCCTGGTTACCACCTCTCAAGCTGTTGCCGACTACTTCGATAAACAACATAAACACGTTTTAGCTAAGATTGACACACTCGACTGCTCTCCCGAATTTACATCAGCCAACTTTTCGGCCGATGTTCAGACTGTCGAAATTGGCAACGGCGCAGAACGTGAATCACGATGCTACCTGATCACAAAAGACGGCTTCATGTTCCTCGTAATGGGATTTACTGGCAAAAAAGCAGCCAGACTAAAAGAAGCTTACATTGAAAAATTTAACGCAATGGAAGAAGAACTCCACAAACGTCCTCCTGCAGCACAAAACTCCCCCGCCCCAAATAATGGCTGCGCATTACTGATCCACTTCGATAAACACGGTCAGGTCGAGTTCACAGAAAAAGTCCCCGCCGATGCGATGGTATGCACTCTGGAACGGTTTAAATTTTATCTGGAGCAACATGGGTGGATCGTTGCCCGTAAAGAACAATTGGTGGAAAGGTTGATGCGGTTTTAATGAATGCAAAACCCCGGATGATCACCGGGGTTAATTTTATCGAGCGTGATTGCCGCTAATCGCCATCGCTCTGATTGAGCGTAAATCATTCAGGTTATTCAGTTCTTCCTTCTGCTCTCGCTGACGTCAATAAATCCCATCATTGCGATCAACCTCATCCTTAACCATTGATGCGAGCAGTTCTTCCAGTTTCTGCGCTGACAGCTTTACCAGGTGATCTTCAGCATCTTCCCGGGCTATTGTGGTTCGCGCAGTGGCTGATTTTGCTGACATCACCACAGGGGGCAGACGGACCATTGAACCATGGCCTCCGGAACAAATAAGGGCAAAAATAACAACCACTATCGAAAGCTCACAAACTAACCGCAGCACGTTCCTGCATACGACGTGTCTGCGGCATAATCCCAATGATTACTCCCTGACAGGATTTGCAGGCCACTCAATATCAGGTGCAGTTGATGTATCAACACGATTCAACAATACCCGATATTTATTCCATGCCTCCAGCAACGATCTTTCTTCCTCCGTTGCGATTTCCAGATCTACAGCATCCTGCAGTGGCGCAATATACTCACTGAATTCCTGGATATAGAACTGTGTGGTGACGGTCTTCCAGCCATTCGGCTCCTGCTGTATCGAAGCATACCAGGCTATTTCAATATCGCTATGCTGCGGCAGCATTTAACCCCTTGTAATTCATCGCCATAATTGATTTAATTCACAAATAAAACTATAACACGGTGAAACTAATGAAAAAAAACACAGATGATGGGGCTAAAATTTACACACCACTTACCCTAAAGCTTTATGACTGGTGGGTTTTGGGAGTATCAAATCGGCTTGCATGGGGATGTCCTACAAAGGAACACCTTCTTCCACACTTTCTGGAACATTTAGGTAACAACCATCTGGATATTGGCGTTGGAACTGGGTTTTACCTTACTCACGTACCTGAGAGTAGTCTGATATCTTTAATGGATTTGAACGAAGCTAGCCTGAACGCGGCATCGACAAGGGCTGGGGAATCAAAAATTAAACATAAAATTAGCCATGATGTTTTTGAACCTTATCCCGCAGCGTTACATGGTCAATTTGATTCCATTTCCATGTTTTACCTTCTTCACTGCCTGCCTGGAAATATATCTACAAAAAGCTGTGTAATACGCAATGCGGCGCAGGCCTTAACTGACGATGGAACTCTATACGGAGCCACAATTCTTGGCGATGGAGTTGTGCACAATAGCTTCGGTCAAAAACTGATGCGCATTTACAATCAGAAAGGCATCTTTTCAAACACAAAAGATTCCGAAGAAGGCTTAACACATATACTCTCAGAGCATTTCGAGAATGTTAAAACCAAGGTTCAAGGTACTGTAGTAATGTTTTCCGCTTCAGGGAAAAAATAGCATCCAACCGCAGCACGTTCTTGCTTAAGACGTGCTGCGGCATAATCCCAATGATTACTCCCTGACAGGGTTCGCAGGCCACTCAATATCAGGTGCAGTTGATGTATCAACACGGTTCAGCAACACCCGATACTTTTTCCAGGCTTCCAGCAACGGAGTTTCTTCCTCCGTTGCATATACAGCTCACCTTTTTTCACCCACGATTAACCAACAGCCAGACCAGCAGACACGCCACCACCGGCACAGCAAAATCCATCAGGCTTGCTACATCCCACGCACGCGGATCAAAACCGCCCCACCACGGCATGTTAATCCGCTTGCCATGCCCGAACATTTCAATCCAGCGATATTCTGCCTGGGTGTGTTCACGCGCAATGAAGAACGTACAACCGGCTATCGCCCCGTAAGCCCAGTTTCCGGTAAAAAGACCAACCAGTACCTGCGCAGCCACAGCACAAAGCGCATGAAGAAAAGGTGTTATATCCATTACTCCTCCTTTATCCGATATCGCTTTGGGAAGTTGATAACAACTTCAATTCTGACTCAAGTTCATCAACTCTTTCAGTCAGTTTCTGGATATGGTGAATCAGTGGAACAACCAGACGTTCGTACATTACACCTTCGGCAACAAGGCCATTGCTGGAAATGGTTTCCGGTGCATCATCTTCGTTAGCTGGTCGCCAGTGAACAAACTGAGGGGCAATTTCTCCTACTTCCTCGGCAATCAATCCATAGAATCCCCAATCGCGCCTGTCATTTTCGCATTGCGACCTGTACCACACAGGGCGCATCTTGAAAATGAGATCGGCGTGCTCTGAATCTATCGTCTCTACTGAATGTTTATAGCGAATAGACGATGTTGACCGCAGTACAGACGAAATTGCAGGGTCAGGATTAAGATAAAGGTTTGCCGCCGCTGTAGTCGTGCCCAAATTCCATAAATAAAATGCTTCACGACCAGTCAGCGGGTAAAAATCTCCACCATAATTACCGCTTTCCAAAGCATTCACTTCCAGTTTGTTTTTCAGCTTATTATCAACTTCAGTTTTTGTGTATCTGGTACTGATATCCTGCTTTGTACTGGTCATATCAGTCTGAAGCGTTGATACTTTTCCGTTAATTGAGGAAATATCTTCCTTAGTTTTACTGACATCTCCCTTTAGCGTGGTGATATCTCCTGGAATTACTGTCGATGTAGCCATTTGTCTCCCTCACATCCAGCCACGAAGTTGATGCTCAACAACAACCGCGTATTTATCGAATATTGACGATTTTTTTGCATCATTAATGATGCGCACGTTTACAAAATATCCGTCTTCCTTAACACATACCGGTTCGCCATCTTCAGTCAGTTCTCCGGTTTCTTTGTACACGTTACCTATCACGTCAATAAGAATATCATCCTGCATCGACTCGTCATCATAATAGCCAATACTCTCCATAAAGGCCGAAAAGTCGGCCCTGTCTGCAAATTTGAGTGTTAAATCTTTCATTTAATACTCTCCCCCATTTGCGCATCAGTTAATTCTTTATGCCAGATACGCAAATTACGGATATGACCAAAAAGATGATACTCCCCATTAGTGCCCTGCCCTCCAATTCGCAATACTGCCCGTGGAACAATTGAAGTCCATGTTGTTTTTGCCGCAACAGATAATTCACCATTACATACGGCCTGAACATCTCCATCAGCGCCACAACGGAAGCCTGAAATGATTTTCCTCTGGGTTGTTGCCACATATTTATTACACCCTCCCATAGAAATAAAAGGAGAACCGGCATCAGAGAAATTATTACCACGGAATCCATGCGTGAACAGACCATTTCCCTGATAATCTTTAACATTAAAGATTAATGGTGATTTGCTGGGAGGGATATCCCAGTTTTTATTAACTTCAACAAGAGCACTGAATGGTAATCGGTGAATATTGTTTCTTACAGGTATTGTCACCATGTCGCTGGAGCGAGTGCCAGGAGCCCCTTCAGTAATGATAAATGACGTCCTGTACGACCCAATCTCCGCCTGAGGCATCGCAATATCTAACGTAGAGCCATTGGGGATAATACTGATTCCAGGCATCGCCAGGATTTCAAATCTTGAGCTGATTATCATTTCCGCATCTGCAAAAAGAGTGGCGGTAAACAACCCCCATTCACCGACTCTTTCTGCCGTCACCGTCACATTATTTCCATGAACAACATTTCCCGTAACAGGATCCAGAGCTGCATCTGAATGAAAAACAAACGCACCATTATCAGACATTTTTCCGAACCTTGCACGACACCGGGAATTATCACTTTTCGTCAGACACGATATCGTCGTATAAGAACCTGCCGGGCAGGTGTAAGCATCATTCGTGTTTACAGCAATTGCCTGATATCCTTGTGCTGTCGGATTTTCATTAATAACAGTTATCCTTCCATAGTTAAACCCCTTATCACTGTCGAACGACTCAACAGACACACTACCCGTGTTATTCCATGCTTCTGGTGTATTTGAATTTCTGAAATAGTTTGTTCTCTGTCCTTCAATCAGCAAACCTTCTCGTTCAAATCGCGGTTCGTCAACTTCAGCAACGGTTAATACACCTGATTTATTAATGTATGTTGCACCTGATGCGCGTTTGAAGCTAACAACCTTATCGGATGGCATTTTAATAACATCATCACCTACAGTTATTTGCTTATAACCAGGCGAAAAGCCAGCAAGCATATCCAGTGAATCGTTAAACGGTATCCACACATCAGGCAGTGGCTGTAAGACATATTTATACGGCTCTGCTGCCTGGCTTGCATACTCTCTGGCTGCATCCTCACTTGCTTTAGCTGCTGTCTGGCTTGCTGCCGATGCTTGCGCCGAGTTCGCCGCTGCAGTCTCGCTTGTCTTTGCATTGGTTTCACTGGTTTTTGCTGCTTTTTGACTGTTAGCTGATGCAGTAGCAGAAGCAGCCGCCGCGCTTGCAGAACTGGCTGCGGCACTCTCGCTTTGGGCCGCTGCATCCTGACTGCTTTTCGCCGCAGTTTCACTGGCTTTGGCATTCGTTTCGCTGGTCTTCGCTGCCGTCTGGCTGGACTTTGCGTTAGTTTCACTCGTCTTCGCAGCTTTCTGGCTGTTAGCCGCAGCAGTTGCTGATCCAGCTGCTGAAGTCGCAGAACCGGCTGCCGCGCTCTCGCTTTGGGCTGCTGCAACCTGGCTGTTTTTTGCTGCAGTTTCACTGGCTTTAGCATTCGTTTCGCTGGTCTTCGCTGCCGTCTGGCTGGACTTTGCGTTGGTTTCGCTCGTCTTTGCGGCTGTCTCGCTATTTTTCGCGTTGGTTTCTGATTTTTTAGCTGCTGTTGCGGAGTTTGCCGATGCAGTCTGCGAGGCCGCTGCCACCTGTGCGCTGTTAGCTGCATTCGTTTCTGAGGTTTTCGCCGCGTTCTTCGATGATGCCGCTGCAGTTTCGGATTTCTTTGCCGCCGCTGCGCTCTGAGAGGCGGCTTCGGCGTTGCGTGCCGCTTCTTCCACCATTTCCTGAAAACGGCGCAATGCCTCCGGCATGACATCATCTTCCGTCATGGCACCGAGAAAATCATTCAGCGTCCCCGGACTGGAACCTTCATAGACGGTAATGGTTCCGGCATGTGAAGGCGGAAAACCTTCAACCAGCAGGATAACGCTATACTGACCATACTCAACGTCCATACTGTAACGCCCGGCTTCATCAGGATTTTCAGAGGCCACCGTGTTCACCAGTACCGTGGTGCTGTTACGCTTTGCCTTCAGTTGAATAGTGCAGTTCTGTATTGGTTTTCCCGCACCATCTTTCAGCACACCTGAGATTTTTACTGCTGCCATATCCACTCCACAAAAAAGCCCGCCTGAACCGGCGGGCTGTCATAACACTGTGTTACCTGGCTAATCAGAACTTATAACCGACACCCACGATGAAACCGTCAGTGCGCCAGTCGCCACTGCCGGAGCCTTCATAAGCAATATCAATGGCCACGGATTCGGTCGGGTTAAACTGCACGCCAGCCCCCCACGCCAGAGACGTGTTGCTGTGGCAACCGTCATCACTTCCGGTCAGCACATCGTGCGTTTTCCCCTTGTTGTCAGTTACGCGGAGATAATCCCCGGAGAAAGTCGACACACGGCTGTAAGCCACGCCTGCCATCGCATACGCGCTGAACCATTCATTCACGCGTACAGACGGCCCCGCCATCACGCTGAACCAGCGGTTACGCACTGAATCTTCATGCCAGCGGGTATCGCTGTAATGGGTCAGCTGGCGATTCTTGTCTCCTGCATAGCTGAATGACGTAACCAGCCCCAGTGTGTCCGTAAACTCATAACGGTATTTCACGTTAATCCCGTTCAGATCATCACTGCCGGGAACGTTCGTCCGGGCATGAAGATACCCAGCGCTCAGCGTGGACTGATGTTCAGACGCCCATGCAGGCGCACCGGATACGGCCAGACAAATGGCTGCGGACAAAATGGCGGCATAAAGTTTACGCATAATTACCTCTCGCTTTTCTGCAATAAAAAAGGCGTCATTTCTGACGCCCGTTCTGGGTTATAAAATTCAGCTGATACTGATACCTGCTGTGGATTTTTTCATCACCACAACCAGCAGATCGCTGATACTGGTTGTTGGTGTCCAGTTATTCGCTCCTGATGAAGATACGGTGAATGTCAGTGTCAGCGTCCCCTGTCCGGCAGGCATATCTATAACTGAGGAAAATACGCCCTGAGCATCCGTCGTGGACTGATTAAAAATCTCCTGACCATTGCGGGTCACTCTTAACCGGCAGGTTGAATACCAGTATGACTGTTGGTTATTACTGTTGAAATTCTCATGCTTACCACCGCGGAATAACACTGGCGGTATCATGACCTGCCGGTCAAATTTCTGATCATCACTGATTCTTACCGTGATGGTGCCACTGGCATAACTGTTCGTGCGGGGGAAAGACTTGCTGACCGTTTTGACAATATCGCCTTCAATCTGATTGGCTGACAGTTTCCCCTTAATCTGACAGTTCTCATTAATCGTGACGTTGTTGAGCGTCCCGGAGTTCGCATTCACACTGCCACTGATATCCGCATTTTTAGCGGTCAGCTTTCCGTCCGGTGTCAGGGAAAAGGCCGGAGGATTGCCGCCGCTGGTAATGGTGGGGGCCGTCAGGCGCTTCAGGAACACGTCGTTCATGAATATCTGGTTGCCCTGCGCCACAAACATCGGCGTTTCATTCCCGTTTGCCGGGTCAATAAACGCGATACGATTGGCGGCAACCAGAAACTGGCTCAGTTTGCCTTCCTCCGTGTCCTCCATACTGAGGCCAATACCCGCGACATAATGTTTGCCGTCTTTGGTCTGCTCAATTTTGACAGCCCACATGGCATTCCATTTATCGTTAGCATCCTTCCACTCTTTCGAAAACTCCTCCAGTCTGCTGGCGTTATCCTCCGTCAGCTCGACTTTTTCCAGCAGCTCTTTACCGAGATGGGATTCGGTTATCTTGCCTTTGAAAAAATCCAGGTAACCTTCCGCATCATCGCTCGCCCGACCGACGGCCTCCACGAATGCCGATTTGCCAACGGTGTTCACACTGCGGATATAAAAGTAATAATCATGGCCCGGTTTGATATTGATACTGGCGGCTATCCAGTACAGCGCCGTACCAAGATAGCGGGCTGTGGTTTCAACCTGCCTGATATCCGCAATCCGCTTTTCCGAGAACCAGAACTCAAACTGTACCGTCGGATCATAAACCGCAAGATGCGGCGTGGCGGTTATCTGAAAATAGCCCGGTGTCAGCTCAATCCGCGACGGCGCTGCCGGGGCGGCAATCCGGAACGATACCGACGCCGGGTCTCCCTGCTGTCCCCGGGCATTTACTGCCCGGACTGTCAGCCTGTAGTTCCCCAGCGCCAGTTGCGTGAAGCGGTATGTGGTTTCCGCCGTCCGGGCCGTGCTGACCAGCCGCTCAATGCCTTCATCCGCGGCCACGGTCAGGCGAAGCATAAAGCTCACGCCCTTCACCACCTTCGGCGTGTCCCAGCGGGCCAGTACCTGATACTCCCCGCTGTCTGCGGTGACTTCGGCAGTCAGGTGCTGCACCGCGGGCGGCGTGACACCATTCACCGTGCCGCTCTGGTCGCCGTCAAAGTGCGCCCCGTTATCCACGATGGCCTCTTTCTCCGGCACATGCTGCACGGCGGTGATGGCATACGTGCCGTCGTCGTTCTCACGGATACTCACACAGCGGAACAGGCGCTGGCGCAACGTCGGCAACTTCAGCCCCCACACGCTGTATTCAGCAACGCCGTCAGGAACCCGGTTCACTTTCACCTTCACGCCGTCGGTGACGGACTGGACCTCCACGCTGACCGGATTACCCTCACCGTCAACCAGGCTTATCAGCGTGGTGCCGGAGGATGGCAGCGTGATTTCACGGTCGAGCGTCAGCGTCCGGGTCTGGCTGTTCACCGCCAGCACGCGACCACCGATGCTGATACCGGCATAGTCATCATCGCAGATTTCAATAACATCGCCCGGCACATGGCGAAGCCCTTCTGCGCCCACGCTGAAATCCACGGTCTGCGTTTCCAGCAGTTCCGTTTTAATCAGCCACAGCCCGGCTCGGTGTGCCTGCCCCCGGCTGGTACAGCCAAAGGCATCCATCTTCGTGACGTTACGACCGTAACGGAGAATGGCCTGCGTATCTTCAACAAGCTCTGTCGCCGTCTCCCAGCCGTTATTCGGGTCAATCCAGTTCACCTCAACGGCATTATGGCGGTCCTTCAGGGCGCTGAAGCTGTAGCGGAACGGCGCGCCATCATCCGGCATCACCACATTACTGCGGTTATAGGTCCACACCTTATCTGATGGTCGGTCCTGCACGAACGTCAGCGTCTGCCCGTTCCATACCGGCATACAGCGCATCGCCGAGCAGAAATCACTGAGCAC